TCCTTAGCCGCTGCCATACGTTCTTTAGCACCTAGCATGTCTGTGTCACCCATAACCTTGAACATAGTGTAGGCTGCCTTAGTAGAACTCTGTGCAATGAACTTACGGGTAATCTCTGCAATCTCGTCCACGAGGGAGGAGGTGACGGAGGAGGTAGGTACGTTGTCTGAGTAGCCAGCCAGCTTCTTAGCTTTAAGAGGATCACCCTCTGCTTCTTCGAATAGGACAGCCAGGAACAACTCCTGCTTATCTGTTAATGCTCGTTTAGTCATTAGACGTTCCTCACTGGGTTGTAAAACTGCCTACCGGAAACAGAGATATCATAAGTTCCACCACCCTTGTACGCTACGATCTTGTCACCGGCATGTAGGTAGATTCTATCTGGCCCTACTAGTTTGTATGTATCATTGCCAGCTACAGAGTGGGCTCTCAGTACGTAGTGGTAGGTAGCATAGTCTGCGTGGTATATTAGGATTGAAATGTTATTAGTAGCTCCACCATTGGTAGCCACACAGAAATCTACCTCACAGTCATGTCTGGCTGGTACGGTATAAATAACGTCAGCACCAGCGCCAGTCGTTGTGGACGTGATGCTCACACTCTCGAAGAAGGTGTTGTAGTTAGTCGAAACCATAACTTATTACTCTTCCCAAGCTTCGTTGACATCAGGGGTAGAAGGATCGTCACCCTTAAATTGACCATCTTCGTCCCGAGCACGTTTCCTCTTAGGAGCTGCTTTCTTAACAGGCTTCTCTTCTTCAGCTCGCATAGCTGCACAGACGACCAAAGCCATCTCCTTGTCGCTGTAGTGGAACTCACCGTACGGGTCCGTCTGACCAACGACGTCACCACGACTGTTGGATACCATATCACCGTGGATAAAGTAACCTGCTTTGTTCAACTCTTTTTCATACTTCTTAAAGTTCATGAGTACTTCCTTTGTGAGGGTGGGTTAGAGGCCCCAATATTCTTAGCATACTTCTTAGCGTTAGCCTTACGGGAGAAGCTACGGTTCGCTGACTTGGGTTTAGCCTCCAGGTTCTTGGCGGAGTTGTCTTTAGGGTTACGATTCTTATGATCGACATCTTGACCATCTCCCTTCTCCACAACACCTTCCCTAGCAAGTGTAGCACGGGCAGCGTTACGAGAAGCACGGTTCTCTTTCTGCTCAGGCTTGGCATGGTACCGATCGTACTCTTGCCGATAGTTACGTTTATAGTTCTTAGAGCTTGACATAGCTTAGTCCTCAAACAAGCAGATGGAGGTAATTATTGTACCGTTCAATAACTTGAACTTAGTAGAGATAGAAGCAGGGTCCATACTCCAGCACCCAAAGCACTTACCACACGGAGTCTTCTCGTCAATCCAACATCCCATTACTTACCACCTTTCCATTTTTCAATTGCTTTCTCGCCACTGCGACCTACGATGTAACCACCAACACCAAGTGTCAGAAGGTTCCAGAGTTGCTCAGGCAGTTCAAGGGTATTCTCTAGTATAGCTGGGTAACCGATAGCTATGATCGGGAAGATCAAGTAGTTCATAGCAATGATACAGATAGCCACCATCATGAGGAGAGGACGCCAAGCTGATGTCAACCAATTGTTTGAACTAGCTTCAGCAAGTACAATCTCACCTCTCATTTTCTCTAATGAGTCAGTATGCTCCAGGAGAGCTAACTTAGTCTCCCTCTCTATCTCAGCACGTTTGTCTGAGTCAGGGATAACCTTCTTCAGTACGTCCCCTAAGATAGGAGCTAGGATAGGGAGGAGAGCTGAGAGCATTATACTAGACCACCTTTAATTATAAAACCTACGATACCTGCTATAAAACTACCACCAACAATAAACAATAAACGAGTCATGTTAGCATTCATAGAGTCTTGGCCTCTACGGAGATAGGACAAGTTGGTCTTCAACTCTACCATCTCCTTCTCGAGCTTATGATGGTCTTGTACGTACACCGCTTGACGATCCGATATCTTTGATACATCAGACCTTAGCAGATCAATGTCTTCTTTAACTGATTCGAAGTCTACCATTTCTCTCTCCTCCATGGCTTCCTTCCTTAAGTATTTAACGTGGGTAGGATTTCCACGATAGCTGGTAGTGTGGCCCGTCAGGGAATGACTTCCAGTCACCTCCCCATTCCATATCTACTTTCAACTCTAGAGCAGCCTGTTTCATCGCATCAGCGATCTTGTGGTACAGTGGCCAATCCCACCGTACTTCACTATCTACGTAAGCACCTAAGTCGACTGCATGGCCGGTTAGATGTCTAGAACGTAGAGTAGTGGATGCACCTCGTAGCTTGAGGGCTTTCTGTCTTGTAAGAGAACGGAGACCTTCAAGTACTGTAAAGTCTTGCTCAGTAATCTCAATGGCACGTTCAACGACTTTGACTAGGTCAGGATGGACACCTTCCAGGCGTTCCTTACTCCTGTTACCTAAACGATAAGTCATTCCCAGTCCCTCTTCCTGTTAGGATCCCTAACGTCTGAGGCGGTGAGCATACCTTCGAGGTACATGCTTCGTTCCATCCTATCGAGGGATATCCAGTTACCTGTGTCGTTGTAGTACTTCTCTCTAACGTAGAACACATCGCTTCTTGGAATGTGTATTGAACGGAGAGCTTGAATGTCGTTGTCTGCTAGTGCTGTGAAGAAGTCACTTAGGACATCGTCCCCAGGGAGGTCTACCTTAATGTTGGTTTTGTATGGTTGTTCCATATTCTTTCTCGTTGTAATAGACACAGTTATAGCATAAGGCTCTGCGTAAGTCAAGGGGTAAGTTGAGGGATCGACAAAAAAGTACCTTTTTAGCGGATAACGACAAAGAAGGAGGACTAGAGTATCATCAACTCCTACTTATAATCTGAGGATCTGGTACTTTAAGTATAACTATAAGTATACTCTTTAACTATATTAACTAGTAGTTGGACTATATACTATAAGTTATACTTTAAGTATATACTATAAGTATAGTTATAACACCTCTTAGCCGCGATGTCAATCCCTAATCTTATACTTTAAGTTTATTTAATGTCTTGACTAATGAGATGTAGGTGTTTTAGTTGTCTTCCTAAGTAACCTAAAGGTATTATACACTAAGTACTTTACCCTGTCAACCCTTAATTACCCTAAAGTACTAACAAACAGTAACAAACAGCTCACATAGGCTATTATACGCCTACTTGGTAACCAATGTGGTTAACAGACTGAAAATACCCCTCTCTGTCAGTGTGGGTATATAACTACGCGTATACCCCCACTGGCCCCTCTGGACCCCTTGTCAACCCCTGACGTTACGTCATTCTGCATAGACTTCGTGATAGCAGCGGATCTGCCACAGTGATAAATAGGTCACACTCACCGGTTACACCCGGATTTCAACAGGCGGTCCGGCTGATAGTAGTTTTCATATACACTATAGGTCATCACTACTGACGTATTTCACCCTGTTCCACTCCCCGAGAACAAACAGTAAACAACCACAGAACAAACACAGAATTACCTCTGACAGCCATTCTAAGCCGTTTTCAGAGCCCAAACACCAATCCGGTCATCTTAGGTCATAAAATACCCTGTTCCCCATCCGTTCACTATATGTTCTCATTCTGTTCTTTTGACGTAACGTAACTTCGAAAACACCCCACCACACCTATTGACAATCGCCCAGGGGTATCCCACGCGCATACACACGCAGGCACCCACGCAGGCGCGCTTTCCATTCCTATCAAGAAAGAGGTTTTTAGGCCGTTCCTACTATCAAGCTGGGCACTGGGCTCTAATTCATACCCTAAGCCGTTGAAAACATTACATAATCGAAGAAAGTTAGATAAAAATGCAATTATTTTAACTTTTTATTGTCGTTGTATTTCAAGGACTTAGAAGGAGAAGGAGCTTTAACTGGTTGAAATCAATAGGTTTTCTAGCGCTTTACATTAGATCCGGTATAATATCTAAGTTAATTATCGGAAGGCAAAACAAGACGCCTCCCGAGGACACCGGAAGCGAGCTAGGCCTAGGATCCTAGCATGACCGGGAGAGACTAAATCAAACGCGCTGATTGGTACTCGCACCAGTCGCCCGACACCCCGATTGGACGGGTGAGGCGGCAGAAGGCTCTAAGTGGCTGGCGGGTGGTTTCCAACTGAAAGTCCGGTGCTTCTCAATCCTAACTTAGCCTTGCAACTACGGTTCGTAAGCGTGATTGATCTGAAACTAGGCTTTTGATGCCTGATCGAGAGTACCGGCGCTCACTAATGAATAGACTGTTTCAGCAATCGGGTGGGTTTAGAGAAAACGAAAGGGCATCACTTTATATATATGCCACCCGCGGTGGGTGGTATTTATTAGAAGTGAAAAGGAACAAATATCATGGCTAATGACATCAAAACAATCGAGAACAAATTCGTAACTAACATGGGATCTGGCGTTGGTGCTGGTGCTGCATTGCTCGAGCTGGTGAAGGACACAGTGGGCACAGGAGATGGCCGCTATCTTGCGAGTGCCATTGCTCGCTTGATATCCAAGGGCGACACGCAAGGGGCCAATGCGGTCCGTGCCATCGTGGGTACTATCATGCCGGGTGCTAAAATCGGCAAAGCAAAAGACAAGAAAACCATCGTGTTGAGCCTGAAAGATGCTAAATTCGATGATGATGCTATGCAGCGTTTCGATGCTGCTGTTGGTGAGAAGTTGAGCATCCGTTCAACGCTGGTGAAGCGTGTGAAGGGTGACACTGACAAGCCCGAATTCGTATTGCCTGAATATGCCGCCAAGCTGGTGAAGCGTCTCGAAAAAGAGGGTGTAACAAAAGCGGCGCTGATTGCTGCTATCCAAGCCGCATAAGCCTCAGAGCGTAGACTGGTGGAACCTCCCGCCACCAGTCTATTCATGTGAGACTTTACAAGATGGGAACCGGGATACCCTTGCTAAAACCCGGTACTAATTCAAATGATCTGAAAGGGTGTTAAAAATGGTACAAGTAATCTATAATGGTGTCGCTGTTGGTCACTTAACGGAAGCAAACGCCAAGGTATATCTGCGCGAAACGAGTGCTATCATTGTCAGCCAAAGTGCTGCAACAATCTGCGTGAAGGGGTGATGTTATGCGAGATTATACTTATGATGAAGTCGTGTGGTGGTCTCCCACTCTGGTGAGTGATGCTGTCCTCTGGACGTCTCTATTTGCTCTGGTGCTGCTCGCACTAGCCATGTATTTTGGAAGGAACTCGTGATGAAATATAGTGTGATGGATCTAAGTGACGGCACCTATGCCGTGGGTGCTGGGCGTGGGCAATACTTTACCAGCAGTGTGACCTCCGACAAGAAAGAGGCTATGCGTGATGCTATCGTGCGCTCAATGCACTGGTACTACATGAAATGTGAGGAAGCCTACGCCGATGGTGTGGCCTCTGGATTGATTGAGGAAGATACCATGATGGGTGACTTGCTATGCTAGTTTATCTGACTGAAAGAGCCGTGCGGTGGGCGCTAGTCAACCGTTTCGATGTTAACTGTGATCCCTGCGACGACTGCACCCATTGGTGTGGTCTCATCTAAGCAGAGCGTGACCACCTATTCTCCCTCGGGGTGGTCACTCATGTGTTTAGATCAATGGAAAGGAAACGCTATGATCTTCGAGAAGGTGATATTCGCAATCGATGGTAACACAGACACCCATGTTGTCGCTAAATTCATGCGGCTGATGGATACCAAACGTGTCATGGGTGACATGCAGGGTACAATGGTGCAATGTATCGGGGCTTGGACTAATGATGATGGCAAGGTGGTGATGGAACCTTCATACATGGTAAATGCTGACGACTACTATCAAATCGTTAAGCCCTCCGGCTATGTTGACCACCAAGAGTGTGTCCTAAAGGTGCCGGGTGATACTCGCCAACCTTGTTCCCTTGAGTTTCAAGGTGGCTTGACCCTGGGTCTTAACCCAATGAAACAGATCGACAGCACCGATGGTGTGACCGATTGGACTTATGTGATCGAAACAGGGAGATATTTCACATGTTAGATATGTTTGAAGAGATGTTGGATGTTGAAACTCATGCGGAAGATGTTCACGAGATTGATGAGATTGTGAGCGAATATGAGCGGTGAAGAAATACCATATCTTGTGGTGATGTACCTATTGTTTATAGGTGTTGTGGTCTACAGTAACAAAGGAGAGAAGTGATGAGCATATCAGGTTGGTTTGAGGGTGAGTATGGCGCTGAAATCATCGACATATCTGAGGCACGGGACGCCAGTGATTTGTCTCAAGCCCTTTACCTCAAGTATGGTGAGGGTGTCCACGGTGTCGATATGGAGCTGGAAGGTGAGTATTCTGATGGCTCTGATGTTAATGATACGTTCGATGAATTGCTTGATGAGATTGCCTTCTTGTGTGAGAGGGCTTATCTATCTGCCGAGGCTATGATGGATAACATAAGTTCTTCACTCGCTTAAGTGTGATATAAATGCAACATAGGAAAGGTTTGCGTTATGGGTACTTTTACAATTAAACCCGGTGACTTCTTCCGCAGAGGTTCTACCTTCTGCGAGATCCTCGCTGTGAATGATTACGATGGTGGACACGGTGCAGGATACCGAGTGGCCTTCCTCCACGGCTACAATGAACGTGTTTGTGTCGGTGGATCTACCATATGGTTAGCAGAGGAAGGTAGTGAGGGCCTGATCGCCCGTGATCTCGATGTCGTTTCTAAGGTATCTGAGGGCTTCAGTGTCACAACTGTTGCTGATGCCCCTTGGCTAACCTCGAGCAAGTACGGAACACCTGAGGAGGTGGGACAAGGTTACCTGCACTCTGAGCGTAACTATAACCGTAGTGCTGTCCGTAACTTCCTAGTGAATGGCGAGGTGGTTGATACTGTACTAACTGACCACGACCTTACCATGCTGGTGTGTAACCTACACGAGCCTCTTAAAGCTGAGGGTGCTGCCATCTCTTTGATCCGTACGGGCTCTGATCGTAAGCGTGGCCGCCGTACTACTATGAAGCCGGGCAAGGCTTTCCGCCTTATGTTCCCTACTCTTAGTGACAAGGATGTAGCTACTATCACGGAAGCGTGGATCGAGTTGAACTCACCGCGTGACCTGACTCTTCATGTCGCTAAGTCCAGAGAGGCTTTCGCTGAGGCCTACGGTGCTGACCGAGCGCCATACCGTAACCCAGTGACCACCTTTACCCGTAAGTCGATTGCTACCTCATGTATGCAGCACGTCTTCCGTACCATACACGAAGGTTCAACCTGCACCACCGTGTCTGTCGGTGAGGCCTACGCCTCTGGTGATTTCGCTGTAGCTTATCTCAAGGATAAGGATGGTCTCATTGCTGGTCGTGTGGTGTACTCTGACGTTGAAGGTGAGACTCGCCACGCTGGTCCTATCTACGGTGCTTGTGAGCAATCACTTGATATGTTGCAAGCGCATCTCGATAGCTTAGAGGTCGAGTATAACGTGGAGGCCTGGGCTGGCCTGAGGTTCAACCTGATCGGTTATGACGATGATCCTGTTGTTCCCTATGTCGATGGTGACATCGGTGGTAACCCAAGCCGGTGTGGTAAATATATCACACTCGAGAAGTGGGGTGGTCTGTACTGTTTTGACGGCACCGAGGGCCATGTATCGCCCACGGTGTCATGTGACGAGTGTGGCGCTGGTCTTGGTGAGGACGAGGTTACGTACACTGACTGGGGCCCTATGTGTGAGTCCTGCTTTGACCACTCATTTGTGGTGTTAGAAAGTGGTGATGTTATTGATCGTGATGATGCCGCTGAGGTTCGCACCTTAGGTTGGAATGGTGCTTGCACCTCTATCATGGTTCACATTGACGAGGCTGTGTACTGCGAGACAATCGACCAGTACTGGTACATTGATGACGTGACCATTGATGATGACGGCAACGCTATGCCAACTCACCTGATCCCTGACGATAACGAAGATGATATGGAGGAGGCCGCTTAATGGCTGTAACTAAACACAAACTGGTGGCTATGCTGCAACACATGCGCCCGGCCTACAGTACAACCGAGTTGATCTTTAATGAGCGATACTTGGAACCTGTCTTCGGTAAACCCGATGAACATGGCAACTACACACTGGTGCTGGGCGATAGACCTAACGTATGCTTTACCGCCCACACCGATACCGTACACAAACAGGAGGGTATCCAAACCTTAAAGATAGAGGATGATGTTGTTACCTCTGTCACTGGATCTTGCTTAGGTGCTGACTGCACGACTGGCCTATGGCTTATGCTGGGTATGATCGAGGCTGGTGTAGAGGGTGTCTATGTCGCCCATGCTGCCGAAGAGATCGGCGGGATAGGTAGTGCAGCCCTAGTCAAAGACAGACCAACGTGGCTGATCGAGATCGACGCTGTTATATCTTTCGATAGGTTCGGCACCACTAGTGTCATAACTCACCAAGGTGGGCAACGCACTGCTAGTGATGAGTTCGCCCTGTCTCTGTCATCTATACTGGGCCTAGGTATGAGTGCTGAACAGTACGGTACCTACACTGACTCACTCGAGTATGCTGGTGTTGTCCCTGAGTGTACTAATATCTCAGTTGGTTACTATGACCAGCACACAACCCGTGAGTCACAAGACCTACGGTTTGCAGAGGTACTGCTTGAGAGCCTCATACAGGCCGACTGGAGTGCGTTAGCTATATTCCGCAACCCAGACGTATACGAACCCTTTTCGTTGTCCTATGACGCTTACGTTGACTCTCAGGAGGAGGCGGAGGAGTTGAGGAGCTTAGAGAAGCTGGTGTTGGATCGACCGACCGAGGTTGCTAAGCTGCTGCACGAGTACGGCATCACCCTTGATGTCGTATGTGATGAACTTGGCTTAGACTACGCAGATAAATCGTGGTACACTGACCACAACAACTACTATCAATCTTAAGGAGACTACTATGTCCTACACTTACATCGCTAAGATCATGTCAAACAAATCCTTGGTGGACTCAACGACATCCCAGGATCTAAAGAAGGCTGTCACATGGGCTGACAACAATTCAATCGAAGGTGACCTAGTTGTTATCAGTGAAGGTTACTCTGGTGCTGACGATATCATCGACGAAGTTGACCACGTTATGTCATACTATGTGTCATAAAGGTAACACTAAGTATAAACTTCTCCTCCTCTGTCGCTTTTCACTTGACACAAAGTGAAGACTTCTTTATAATACAACTTGTTGTTCACTTGAAGAAACACTTGAAGTTTTTGAAAGGTTTGACAAAAGAGATGAAGAAGAAGAACATGAAGTATATACACAATGTATACATAAAGAGAAGGGACGAAAGAGATGGAAGAAGATGATGACCTAGGTGAGAAAACAGTTGAGTATATCAACGCACTGCTCGAGGTTCTGTACTATCACCAACAGTTTCTAATCTCGAAGGGTATTGCCAAGCAAGAGTTCGAGGACTACTTGAACGCAGTTGTAACCCAATACAGTCAAACAATTCACTAAGGAGATGGCGATGGAACCGATTACAATTGTACTCTCGGCTATGGGTACCCTCACACTCTACAACACCTTCAAGGTCTGGCAACTCGAACAGGCCTTAGAGGAGGTTGATGGTATCCTGTGTGAGACCATCGACTCCCATAACAAACTCGTAACAACATTAATGGAAATGGGAAGGGAGTACGATGATGACGTATCACGTGACACCTGAATACTTCGATGACCAGAGTGAGACATTGGTGTTTACCAGTGCGGCTCTATTGACATCGTTTCTCAATTACTCAAAATACAAATGTAAGGTGACAGTATGTCAGATATAGCAGTAACATTGGTGGACAGCATGGGAACGGACCTGACGATTGTCAATTCGGCCCGTGTGTCCTTCGGCAAGAAGGTTGATACCTTTGACATCGAGAAGGATAGCAGGTTGATCCGATACTTGGCTAAGCATAAACACTTCAGCCCGTTCAACCACGCCTTCGCTTCCTTCCACGTCAAGGCTCCAATCTTTGTCGCTAGGCAGTTGGTCAAACACGAGTACCTAGTCTGGAATGAGATCAGTCGTCGCTATGTGGCTTCCGATCCCGAGTTCTACAACCCTGTGCTACGTGAGGCCACCAAGGACAAGAAGCAAGGCTCAGGTTGTGAGATGGGCTTACCTAAATTGGAAGGTATCATAAAACAAAGCAATGACGATGCCTCTCAACGGTACAAGTACTTACTCTCAATGGGTGTCTGTGAAGAGCAAGCACGTGTTGTCCTACCTCTCAACCATATGACTGAGTGGTACTGGTCTGGAAGCCTTGGTGCTTTCGCTAAGATGTGCAATCTCCGGTGTACTGGTGACACCCAGGGTGAGACACGTATCGTAGCTGACCAGATCGACAACATGATGCTTAACCTATTCCCGATAGCATGGGACGCATTGACCAATGAAGATGAATGAGTTGTTCCCCTTATTGTGGGATGCACTGAAGGAGATAGAAGATGACTAAACTATATGACTTAGAGCTAATGATACTGGACTGTTGGCGTGTATGTAACGATCTTGAGACAGTGTTTAAACAGATCGGTAACGGTGAACGTAAGCCTACACATGATGAAATGATGAGCACCTTGATGGGTATGCAGCAGCTATACGAGTGGAAGTTCGAGCAGTTGTTCTTTAAGTATGAGGATTTGTGTCGTGACAGAGATTGACCTAGCGGGAATCATAGGATTCGCAGCTGGGGTTGTCGTAGGTCTTATGATAGCCGCAGCAATAATTGTAATATTTTAACAGAGGGGCCTTGCGGGGCCCCTTATCGTATGGTATACTTACACAACAAGGAGATCGAAGATGAAAGAACTTACAAGATGGATGATTGTTGTACGTATTAATGGTATGACCTACGTTGTCGATAACGATGGTAACCTGAGCTTACACCACATCCCTCAGGGCTTCTTAAACAAGGAAGTAGCCGAGCGCGTAGCTGGGCAATTCCCTGACGCTTCAGTAGTTATCTGGGAGGGACGTTGATGTTTACCATCGAAATGGAATGCGACTACACCGCCATCACCACGCTGGACGAGACAGCGATGTTTGAAGATGTAGAGGTTGTAATGGACGCAGACGTTGTCTATATCAGTCAAGTCCTACCCGACACAAACCGGGCACAGGTTCTGGAACTCAGCTACCAACAGTTGAAAGACATACTGGTGGCGATGGACTTGCCGGAAGGTGCCTACTACCAGACAGCAAAGGAGTAACTACTATGTCAAAGCTAACTCCTAACTTCCTAAGGGAGGCTAACAGACTACACTACGCAGAGAAGGGTATGTTGATCCAAGCAGGGACATCTGACGAGGACATCAAGTCCATCTACCTCTCTTACTTCAAAAGGCTATGGGGAAACCATGAAGCCTTGGTCAACGCACAGGATGCTTTCGAGGAAGCATGGGAGATACGTAATGAGCTATAATGCTACACACCAGCCGTGTCCGTTTGAAGCCTGCGGCTCCTCTGACGCTTTCAGCTGGGAGCCAGAGAAACAGGTCGGCAAGTGCCACTCGTGCAGCAGAGGCTACCCAAGCCGCGAGAAGACATTCGATTGGGCCAAAGATGATTACCCATTAAAAGAAAGGAAACCACCCGTGACACAAAGAGAGATATCTTCTGGAACCTTCGAAGGTATCCGAGGCATTAGCCCTGACGTTTGCCAACTCTACGGCATTCAGTTACAACTAGACGCAGAGGGTACACCAGTACGGTACGCCTTCAAGTGGCCAACCAACGTGAAGTATCGTGGCTACGACGAGAAGAAGTTCTGGCTCAAGGAACGCAGTAGCCTAGACGATCTGTACGGCCCTGACTTCAACTCAGGTAGCTCCAACAGATTGTACCTGACAGAAGGTGAGTTCGATGCCGCCTCCCTCTTCGAGGTTCTTGGTAAGTCGTTCCCTGTCAAGTCATTGCCCAGCGCTACTATAACAGAGCGGTTCATCAAGAAGAACTTTGAGTACATGAACAGCTTCAAGGAGATCATCTACGCAGGTGAGCAAGACGTAGCCGGTAAGGCAGCAGCTGAGCGCCTATACGAGTTGTTCCCTGAGAAGTTCTTCTATGTACCCATGAGCAAGCACAAGGATGCTAACGAGTTCCTGATGGCGGGTGACGGTAACGATCTCATGTGGTCAGCTAAGAAGCCTCAACGCTTCAGCCCTGACAACTTCTACATGGGTGACGCAGACATCGCTGAGACCATCACTAAAGAGAACCCGTACAGCTATGTACCCACCGGGCACAGTGGCTTAGACGATAAGATCAGGGGCCTAGTCAAAGGTGGTCTGACATTCGTTAAGGCTCCTCGCGGGGGTGGTAAGACAGAGATGGTACGCTTCTTCGAGTGTGGACTGTTGAAAGACCCTGACGTTAAGATCGGTCTGATGCACATGGAGGAGATGCGGTCTACTACTTACCGTGCGATGGCTACCTACGAGTTAGGTAAAAACGTCCGTACAAAGGAGGACGCAGCAGCAGCTAAGGTGTCAGAGGACGCAGTCATTGCAGCAGCACAGAAGATTGCAGACGATCGTACAGTGGTGTTTGAACTACGCTCACATGATGATCCAATGAAGCTTCTGGACTACGTACGGATGGCAGCTACAGTGTACGGCGTTGACTACGTCTTCATCGACCACGTCCAACGTCTAGCCTACTTATCACAAGGAGGTGCTGACGGTGCTACTTCACTACTCACCGCGATCGGCTCTCGCATGGCTCAGTTAGCTAAGGAGTTGAACATAGGTGTGATCTTTATATCACAGGTTAATGACGATGGGCGTACCAAGTACGCTGGCTCTTTGGAAGAAGAAGCTATCATCTGTTTGAAACTGGAGCGTAACGTAGAGAGTGAGGATGAGGATGAGCGTAACACTACCACGTTCATCGTTGATAAGAACCGCCCCTTCAGTAGACTGGGTAAAGCTGGATCTATCTACTATGATCCTGAAACAACAATCCTAGGGGAGGTAGCCTTCGATGTCTAATTACGATGACGATGATTACACAGTGAACGAACACACCGACCGTGACGATTGGTTTGAACTCGACAGTGAGGACATGGACATCTACGACTTCGATGACAGATTCGATACCTACTTAGCTGAAGTTGAGGCTGAGATCGAGGAAGTCAGGTATAAGATATCTAAGGCCTTGATTGAGGGTGAAGATGATGCTATAATAGAAAGGTTGGAAGATGAGCTGTCCTTGTTGATGTTGGACTACACACGCTTTGGAAGATAGGAGAGTACGATGAAATTATATACTAACGGTGAAGGAGATTGGGCTGGGACACAGGCAGATGCCAAGAAACTTAAAGGTGGGTTCAAACAGGTAGAGGTTCCGGTAGATAAAGCCGGGCTTCTTGGTTATCTTAACGGTGCATCCCAGAAGACAGAGGCACCTGAACCTGGGACACCTGTTACCAAGACCGACAGGCACCCGAGGTCACGAAGTACTAGTAACTTCTCGCAGTACGATGTCCATGACGTTGTACTCAACTGCAAGGAAGAGCACCTAGGCTCTGCACTAGCGGCAACGATAGCAAGACTACAGGATAAGATAGGAAGTTTATAAATGCGGTTGGCCTTTTGTGATATTGAGACTAACGCTATCGACCACCCCGACAAGGTGTGGCTAGTCGGTGGCAAGATGGCTGACACGGGTGAGGTGTTTAAGTTTGAGAACATTCATGAGGACGTTGTTGCACGTAAGGCAGCTACAGAGTGGCACCTGTCTCTCGACAAGATGGTTGGCCATAACTTTGTACAATACGATCTTCCTATCCTCAACAAGTGGTTAGACGCTAAGCTTGACCCAACCAAGGTGATTGATACCTTGATCGTGTCTCGTCTAGTCGACTATGATATCCTAACACCTGTAGGGGGTAAGGGGCCACACTCGTTAAAGAGCTGGGGTTTACGTCTTGGTGTCCATAAGGGAGACTTCGATGACTTCTTTGCACTGACCCCTGAGATGATTGAGTACTGGTACGGTGACCTCGACACTACCGAGGCTCTGTTCAATCACTTCTCCAAGATCGTCTACGATCCTAAGTGGGCTAGGTCTATGCGAGCTGAGCATGACGTTCAGATCGAATTGGTACGCTCTAAGTTCCACGGCTTCCACTTCAACAAAGCCTTAGCTGAGAGTGTTCTGGTTGATGTGTCCAAGGAAAAGGATGCACTCGAGGCTCAGTTCCAAGATGACTTCCCTCCCAAGTTAGAGCTTGTCAATACCATCAAATACCGTGAGAAAGCTGACGGTACACCCTACTCCAGTGTTATCAAGTCCAAGGAGAAGTACGCATCCACACAGAGACAAGGAGACGACCTTCTATGCTATGACTTCGTTGCCTTTAACCCAGGGGCAGCTAAGGACAGAGTTGACGTCCTGTGGGACGCTGGTTGGGCCCCCTTCGATCGTACTAAGACACACCTTAACTTCCTTCGTAAGAAGGTAGGTGACCCGTACGGTAAGAAGATACCCAAGATGGACCAGGAGTTCTTCGACAACAAGAAGAAAGACTTGGATCGGTACGGTTGGACAGTTAGTGAGGACAACCTACTTACTCTACCGGAGGATGCACCCAAGGGCGCTGCTGGTCTAGCTCAGTGGCTCACACTTGAGGGACGTCGAAGCTCACTCGTTGAGTGGATCAATCAGGTATGCGATGACGGACGTATCCACGGCTCCATCGACAACATCGGTGCTTGGACAGGACGTTGTGCCCACAAGGCACCCAACACGGCTAACATCCCCTCAGCGTTCCACGGTGATCCCAAGAATGCTGTACAGGAGATCAAGGCTAAGTACGATCACTTCCTACGCAAAGCATGGGACGTACCGGAGGGCAGCTACTTAGTAGGTTGTGACGCTGACGGTATTCAGCTTCGGGTACTTGCCGATTATATGTGGCGTCACTTCAATGCTGACATGTACGCCAAGGCTATCATGGAAGGTAAGAAGGAAGACGAGACCGACATCCACAACATGAACAAGAAAGCTCTCGACGTACCACATGGTACACGGGACATGGCTAAGACCTTCATCTACGCTTGGCTGCTGGGGGCTGGTGTCGCTAAGACTGCTAGTATCCTTGGTGTCAATCAGAAGGAAGCCTCAGCTGCTCGTACACGTTTCGAGCAGGGCATTGATGGTCTAGCACCCCTTAAGAGACGTATGGTTCCTTACATCGCAGACAAGGGGTTCTTCACAGGGTACGATGGCCGACAGGTTAGAGTACCTAACGAGCACAAGACACTAGCTGGTATCCTCCAGTCCGGTGAGTCAGTGCTTATGAAACACACTCTTCTCAACTATCATAAGAAAGCTAGAGCAGAGGGTATTAACTTCAAGATGGTGGGGTTCATCCATGACGAGTACCAGATCGAAGTTAAAGGCAGCTACGAGGAGGCCGAGCACATGGGTAAACTCGTAGCAACTACGATGGCAGAAACTGGTGAGGAGCTAGGGTTTCGCATACCGACCCCAGGTTCTTACGATATCGGTAAGAATTGGTACGATACACACTAATATATACTTGACAGTACATTCTGTATATGTTAGAATTACACTCAGAATATAACAGAGCTATAAGGAGATAGATATGGCTACTAAAACAATCGAACTACACGGCATCCTCGAGTGGGCTAAACTATTCGAAGGCAACCGAGACAACGGTGAGTATGACGTCGAGACAGACGGTGCCACCACAGTTGATGTCATCATGGAAGATGATGTCTTTAAAGCAATGAAGGACGCAGGTGTCCGTAAGCAAGGTAAGGCAGACCCAGAGGGTCGCGGTACACGGGTTAAGTTCAAGCGCCCTTGGAAAGATAAGTTTGACCGTGACTGGGCAGCTGGTCCTCCCAAGGTCTATGCACCGGACGGATCAGAGTGGACAATGGATAACGGTCTGATTGGTAACGGTTCCATCGGTGTTGTCTACGTAGATGTCTACGACACTAAGATGGGCAAAGGGGCTCGCCTCTCAGGTGTCCAAGTTATCGACCACGTTACATTCGACAGTGGTGGTGATGGAGGGGCTCCCTCAGGTCCGAAGCCTAAAGACTATACACAAGGCAAACCAGCGGCAGCACCTGCTGCATCTGCTAAGGTCGCACCGGGTGACATCCCGTTCTAAGAGACCAAGACATACGGGTAGGAGCGTTAAATAACCTCGTGGGGAGCCTTACGGTTAGCTCCCCTTTTTTAATCTCAAGAGGTACATAGTATGACAAAGACAATAGATACTCTTGTGGAAGACATGGAAGCGGTGCTCTACGGGCTCAAGGGTTGGGACTACCTGATCGGACAGCAAGTAGGTACCAACATCGCAGTGATGGCGAGGGACAGGTTCAAGGCCCCACAGGAGCCAAGAGGCTACCTTTCTATGTCGTCCATCGGGACACCTTGTAAACGTAAGCTATGGTACAAGGTAAATCAAACTGACTTAGCCGAACCACT